GGTAGTAAAAACCCACAATTTGCATCCCAATTAATTGAATCGGGCACTATTAAATATTTGGGTGAAACTCCCTACCTAGTAATTGAAGAGGATGGTGAATAATATTATCCTCTTTATTTGGTAATATCAAAATAATTTCGTATCTTTGTAAAACAAAATAAATCAACTATAACCCAATGAGTGCAATTTTAAGAGAAACCCAAAATTTCAATGTAGTAAATTTCAATGATTTACAATTCAAACCACATCCGATGGGATTTGGTAAACAGGCAGTAGTTAAATTTTCAAATGGCTATGGTGCTAGTGTAGTACAAGGACCTTATACCTATGGTGCTGATGCCGGGTTATACGAATTAGCTGTGTTTGGTAAAGATGGTCATATCACATATGATACTCCTATTACTGATGATGTAGTTGGTAGTATTACCGAAGATGAAGTATCCGAAATCTTAGAAAAAATTCAAAACTTATAATATATGTCAAACGAAAGACGAGTAATTAAAGAAACTCCCAAAACAAACTTACAAATGAATATTCTCCCAAAGGAGGATGAAATTCGTGCAATTCAATATGATAATCCAGAAGTGGTAAAGCAAATCGAAGAACAATATCCTGAAACAACGGATGAGTTTAAGAGAATTATGTTTACCCAATATGAGTTATTTTGTATGAAACAATCTAATTATGGACCGGGTAATATTTCGGTAGGAACTTCATTAGAAACCGAAGATGATGTTAAATTATCCCTAACCGGTCTATGGTTCAGAATTAACGATAAGGTTCAGAGATTGAAACAATTGGTGGTTTTGGGTAATAAAGACAACGTAGGAGAACCGATTGATGACACCTTTATGGATTTATCAGTATATGGGATTATTGCCCAAATTGTAAAAAATGGAAAATGGGCTAAATAAAGTCCATTTTTTATTTGGTAATGTGGAATATATTTCGTATCTTTACATTATAAGATTAACAATTAAAACTTAAAACTTAAAATTATGGCATATTCTAAGAAAGATTATTGTGAAAATACATCCGAAAGTTCAGTATTCGGTAAATGTAAGCAAACTACATATCATATATCGGAACTACAAGTTGATCATAAAGATGGCAATCCAAGCAATAATGACAAAACAAATTTATGGACAATTTGTTCAAATTGTCATCACAGAAAAGGTGATTACTACGGAGATTCCAAAACAAAGGGTAGGGGACTTATTAACCCAAATTCTCAGTATTTCAAAAAACTTACCGATTCACTTATTAAAATATTTTCTGCAGATTCATATCAAAAATTAAGAAAAGATATTAGAGAAAAATATTTTATCAACCCATTTAAGGAAGCATATAATAATGGAGTTGTAAATGCATTAACTGGTCCTACTGGATTTGGTAAAACATTTGGTATTTTTGTAGAGGCAGCACCTTATCATTTTAAAAATGGTGGTAAATTACATATTTTCACATCACCATTTAAAGAATCTGCACCATATCATGAAGTATATACATATGTGCATCGAATGGCAGAATATGATAGTAGAGATCAAATCCCACAATTTTACCATAGTGCAAATAAAATAAATTGGACAGCTGTAATGCAAGATTTACAAAATGGTTACAATGTTACACTTGTAATGAGTGATCAGTATTTAGCAGGTAAAATTGATATAGTTGAGAAGTTAGTTAAAAAGTATAATACTCTACTTACACGTGATGAGGCAAGTTATGGTATGTTAAGCACATATGAAATTTCAAGATACATCAATGGCCATAGATATAGTAGTGAATCGCTTCAAACCTATTATAATAATTTTATCAAATTATTTAATGCAGGTGCACATACATTTGGAATTACTGCAACACCCACACGCGAAATGACTGAACTCATTGGTGCTGAATGGAAACTTATTAGTAATATTCCAAATAATATTGATTTAACACCATTTAGAAAATGGTATCGTTCGCTTCAATTAGCCGATTGGAATCACGATGATTACGATGATGAAACAATTTTACCAAACGAACTAGATTCGTTATTTTCAAAGGTTAATGCTGAAAATACTAGAATACAGGAATTTAATATAACCAATGAATGTGGTCATATTTCCAAAGAAAAGGTAACTGGTATGATAGTTACACAAACTTCGGGTGGAAAGCGATATAAAATTTTAATTAACGATATTTTGGATTACCTAAGTAGTGGTAACTCAATGATGTCATCCAAACACACCTTATTAGTTGTTACATGCGATGGGTGGAAGGAATATGATTCAAGAGGTAATGAAGTTGCTAATGGAAAAGGCGACGAATTTCAAAGTAAATTAAATAGTTCAGATGAGAAAGCTCATTATTTAGTTGTCATAAATAAAGCTGTTTATGGAGTTAATATTAACACTCTTGGATTTGGATTAATATTCAGACAATATGGAAACATAGCAGCTGATACCGAAGAATCAATCACTTTAACTGCAGAACAATTATTGGGTAGATTTAATCGGACTAATTTTTCAAAAGATAAAATAATCTATCTTCTAAAAAACAAAGGTCCTTACGCCGTATATGAATATTTATCAATTGCAGGAATCGGATGTTTTGATATAAAGGCACCAAATAGTAAACAATTTGAAACTGCATTTTCAAACTTTAAAGAAAACCACGGAACACATCATATGGATGCTATGAACTATTTATTTAATTATTAATAAATTAGGTTATATCAAAATTTATTCGTATCTTTGTATAGTTAAAAAAGTTGATAATTTATTAAAAAACTTTATACGAAAATCGGTAAATCGTATATTTATATTTACACACCGCGAGTAGGAAAGACTCGTAAATAAAACCATAAAACAAATTAATTAATTAACCCGTAACTCTCTGACTATCAGTTAGTTACAACTTAAAACTTTAAAACAAGATGGCATTAGACATTAACGCAATCAGAGGTAGACTGAACAAACTACAAAACACACAAAAGAAATCGGATGCATTATGGAAACCAACTCCTGGCAAACATCAAGTCCGAATCGTTCCTTACAAGTTCAACAAAGATAATCCATTTATCGAACTTTATTTCCACTACAACGTAAATAACAAAACTTATCTTTCACCAATTTCATTTGGAAGACCAGACCCTATCGTAGAGTTTGCTGACAAATTGAAACGTATGGGTGATAAGGAAGATTGGAAAGCAGCTAAGGCAATGGAGCCTAAGTTAAGAACCTTTGTTCCTGTAATCGTAAGAGGTGAAGAAGGTGAAGGTATTCGTTTTTGGGGATTTGGTAAGACAGTTTATCAAGAAATCTTAGGATACATCGCAGATCCTGATTATGGTGATATTACTGACCCAATCGAAGGTAGAGATTTAACGGTTGAATATGTATCCGCAGAAGATGCAGGAACATCTTATCCAACAACTACATTAAGAGTTAAACCAAACCAAACACCAATTTCTGAAGATTCTACAAGAGCAACTGATTTTATTGAAAATCAAACTGCAATTACTGAATTGTATCAAGAATTATCTTATGATGAATTGAAAGGTGTATTGGAAAGTTGGTTAAATCCATCTGCAACAGGTGAAACTCAATCTGAATCAAAATCAGTTAGTCAAGAAGCAATTGCACCAAAACAATCTCAACAATCAGTTGATTTAGGTGGTTCAGTTGAAACTCCATCTGCTCCAGCAGTATCTCAAACTACATCTGATGTTGAAGCAGCATTTGATGATTTATTTAACTCATAATTAAAACCATTTTATGGCAAAGAAAGAAGAATTGGATTTAGCCGATATCCTAGCGGGTGAGCTAAATAAACAATCGAAAGACCAAAAGGTAGCATTCTTTTTGGATGATGATTCGACCCCTACAAACGTTGAGGGTTGGGTTTCAACCGGATGTGCAATGTTAGATGTAGCGATTTCAAATCGTCCTTATGGTGGTTTGCCAGTAGGTAGAATTGTTGAAGTTACGGGATTAGAACAAAGTGGTAAATCATTACTATCAGCACACTTACTTGCGGAAACGCAGAAACAAGGTGGAGTTGCAGTATTGATTGATACAGAAACTGCAGTAAGTAGAGAATTTTTAGAAGCAATCGGTGTGGATGTGAAAAAATTACTTTATGTATCAGCAGATTCAGTTGAACAAATCTTTGACTTTACCGAAACAATCATTGAGAAAGTTAGACAAACGGATAAGAATCGTTTGGTGACAATCGTAACCGATTCAGTTGCAGCCGCATCAACAAAAACGGAGTTAGCAGCAGATTATGGTAAAGATGGTTATGCTACCGATAAAGCAATCATCATTTCGAAAGCGATGAGAAAAATTACTAATATGATTGGAAGACAGAAAATCTTATTAGTATATACCAACCAATTACGTCAAAAGATGAACGCAATGCCGTTCGGTGACCCATGGACAACATCTGGAGGTAAAGCCTTAGCATTCCACGCATCGGTAAGATTGCGTTTGAAAGGAATGGGACAGATTAAAGTTAAGACAGGTGGTCAAGACAGAATCGTTGGTATGAAAGTTAGAGCACAAGTTGTTAAAAACAGAATGGGTCCACCATTGAGAGCAGCAGATTTTGATATTTTCTTCGATAGAGGTATTGATAATTATGGTTCATGGTTGACAGTGATGAAAGACAATAAGATTGTAAAACAATCAGGTGCATGGTATGAATATACCGATACGGATACTGGTGAAGTTATTAAATTCCAATCGAAAGATTTTGTTGATTTAATGACAAATAGAGATGATGTTAGAGAACAAATCTACAAAAAGATTTGTGAAGAAACTATCTTACAATACAAATCTGATACATACGATGTTGAAGATATGGAAATAGAAACATCAGGTCCTGGTATGGATGATTAAAACAAATTAAATGAAAGAACTATATAAAAATATTTTGAATTCGGTTGAACAAGAACGCAACCAAAATATCGATAAACATAAGAACTCACGGGTTCTTATTATCGATGGATTGAACACATTTATCCGATGCTGGTCATCCATTCCTACAATGAATGATGATGGTGACCACGTTGCCGGAGTAACTGGTGTTTTGAAATCAATTGGTTACGCAATCAGACAAACTCAACCGACAAGATGTATTATTGTGTTCGATGGTAAGGGTGGTTCGCAAGAACGAAAGAAAAAGTTTAGTGGATATAAGGCAGATAGAGATAAGAACAAACTCCGAATCAATCGGCAGTATGCTGATTTTATGACAGAAGAAGATGAAAGAGAATCAATGAAACGCCAATTCGTTTGGTTGAATGAGATTCTTAATCATTTACCGGTTACAACTATGATTTATGACGGAGTTGAAGCTGATGATGTTATGGCTTATATCGCTACTCAACTTCTAAAAGAAGACGAACAGGCGGTAGTTATGTCAACTGATAAGGATTTCCTACAATTAGTTGATGATAAGACTATCGTCTGGTCACCCACCAAAAAGAAAATTTACAATAGAAAAGCAATTAAGGAAGAATTTGGTATTGAATCTAAAAACTTACTTCTATATCGTGTATTAGATGGTGATAAATCAGATAATATCCCCGGAGTATATGGATGTGGTATTAAAACCCTTGTAAAGAGGTTTCCCGAGATGACTGAGGATGTTAAATTATCAGTAGATGATTTGTTTAGACTATCCGAAGAAAAGAAGTTAGAATCAAAAGGTAAGATTAAATTGTATAGTGATATACTTGAAGCAAAACCACAGATTCTAATGAATAGGGAATTGATGCAATTAGCTGACCCCGATATTAGTGGTAGTATTAAAATGAATATTTTAGATAGATTTGGTGAACCAGTAAAACCTTTAAATAAAATTGATTTTCTTAAAATTCTTTTGAAATACAAAGTTGTCAATGCATTTGGTGATATAAATGATTGGTTAAAAATCACATTTGGAAATATCATCACAGATTAAAATTTGGAATTACCAAATTTATTTCGTATCTTTATACGAATATTAAAAAAGTTATAGAATAAATGCAAGAAGTAGATACTTTATCGAGATACGGACAATCATTCCAAAGTAAAGTTTTATCTGCTCTGATTACAGATGCTAAATTTTTAGATACAGTCGCTGAAATCACTACTCAAAAATTCTTTGAAAGTGAAGCAAATAAGTGGATTGTATCTGAAATTTTAGATTATCATTCAGAGTATAGAAAAGCACCCACATTGGATGTATTCAAAGTTCAATTATCAAAGGTTGATAATGATATTTTGAAGAAAACGGTTGTTGATCAATTAAAACATATATGGACACA